TGAACAAGAAGATTCCTTTCAGGAATCCCTCAACCAAAAAATACGAGTAAGCGAAGGAGGCCCAATACAGGGCACCGAAGGCGGGTTACGTCTTGACATGTTTGATCATGACGATCCTGAGTTTGATGAAGCTCCTTGCATATGTGATCTACCTGATCATGCTCAAGATATCATAATGAATGAGATAGAGCAAGAAGATGCCTAAACAAACATATAAAATACAACAATTCCATGGTGGTTTAAATTCTGATGCAGACCCAAGAGATTTAAGAGAAGGTCAATCACCAAATCTTGTTGATTGTGCAGTTGACTCGGTTGGAAGATTAAAATTAATGGGAGCGACAACAGAGGTTGATGGCAGTGGTAATAGTTTTACCCACACTCCTTTAACTACCAAGAATAGAGGACTGTTTGTAATAAGCAGTGATAGACAACTTGATGGCGGCTCTGGTGATGAAACTATTATATTTAGTTATGATAGTGGTGATGATAAAGTAGATGCAAAAGATAGTGAAGGATGGGACGCAGATGTTATAAGCCCAGGCGGAGCAATTGATCCTGTATATTATGCGGCTGATGGTGTTGTTAGAGTCGCTGATAAGGCTTTTAGCCAAAGTACTAGATGGTTTGGTTATATAACAGATGAGAGGTTCAATGGCATAAATGGTGATTCTGGGGCGATTGGATGGTATGATGCAAATCAGTCAATAGCAGCTCCAACTGTAGGTAAGTGTTTAATATCTACTCCATTTCAAGGTACTGATACTAATGGAGTTAATTCAACTGCGAACCAGTATATAGGTGAGGTTATTGATGGTAGTGCTGCTCAATCATCGACTAGTGTTGCTAATCCACAGGTTGCTGAAGGTAATGCTGTTAACCTTAGGGTAGGAGTTCAATATAATACATTACTACTAAATACTGCTTCAGATATTCTTGTAGCAGGTGGGTCAGAAGCTGATAGTAAAAATAGTCCGTATTCTTTTGCAGATAATAATCTTCGTATCACTGGTTCTACTGGCACAGCCGCCTTATCTAATGCTACAGATACCGGTATTGCTGACGGTATTCTACCATCTGATTCACAGAGCTGGGCTATTCCATTTTTTATCACAAGCGGCAGGCAATATAATGATCTTGATAAGATCAGAATAAAACTTGGATCAAGTACTGATAATTATCAATGGCATATTAATAGGGATGAAATAACGGCTGATTGTTGGAATTTTATAGTTTGTGCGAAGGGCACTAATGATGCTATTGAAGGAACACCTGATGATTGGGGAGAAGTTTTTGGTTATTGGAATGTTATCGTTGACAGAAGGTCTACTGGATACATAGTTGATGATGGACCCACTTGGCAGATGGGTTCTCCAATGTTTATTCCAGTAGCTCCAGATGGATTTCCAACTGGCGCATACACATTTCATTATACTTGGTTGTATGATGCTGAAAATAAACAGGAATCATTACCGTATCAGTTTGGAGACATTGATACAACTTATTCTGGCGAACATGACGCTGGTGATCATGCTACTGTTATGACAGACAGTGGAGAATCTTTTATACAGGATCAATTAATAGGAAGGTTGATTAAGAATACAACTGATGGTAGTGAGGGAGTTATTACAGATAATACTTCCACTACTGTTACTGTTGGGGCTCTTTTATATGGTAGTGATAATAGTTGGGATACTTCTGGCGATGATGATTATGAGATACCACCTGTTAATGTAAATAAGCTAGCTATTGTTAGGAGTCCATGTTTACTTAACTTTGATGTTTACACAATACCTAAACCAGGAGGTACCTATGGTATTAATAAAAGAATTAGTGGAGCTAGATTATATTGGAAGTCAGAGGATAATGATAATTATTTTCTTATAGGGGAATTAGACTTTATAGATAAAGGGTTTAAGTGGGTACAAGAGGCTGATATTGTTGCTTACTCAATGGAAAATACTAATAATACTTCTGGTGATTTACTTGGAAACACTGCTTTAGTTCGCGGCATATCACCAGATTCAGTCAACACTATTGACACATTCAAAAATATTAATGGATATTCCAGTGAAACAAAGTCATTGGATGCGCAGTTCAAGACAGCTGTAATACAGGGAAGACGTATTTATATAGGGAATATAAAACAAGACGGCAAGACACACCCTGATAGAATATTAAAGAGCCAAGTAAATAGGTTTGATACATTCCCACAAGGAATGGGTGTAATTGATGTAGCAATTAAAGATGGTGAGAATATAGTAAAATTGGAAGCGTTTGCTGATAGGATACTTGAGTTTAAAGAGAATAGTTTATATGTAATTAATATATCTGATAATATAGAGTTCTTAGAGGATACTTATAGGAATAAAGGTTGCTCTTATGATTATCATGTTGTTAGGACAGATCAAGGAATTGCATGGTTTAATATACATGGTGTTTATTTATATGATGGTAAACAAGTACATAATCTACTTGAACAGGGCGGTATCCGTATAATAAATGAAACTGATTGGGAGGCTTTTATTACAGACGGAGTAGATGGTAGTGCAGATGACGCTGATATGGGCAGTGCACAGATTGGTTATATACCAAAGAAAAGACAAATACTTATCAAGAATGAGAATAATGACGTCTTTCTTTATGACTTTGTTTTAAAAGCCTGGACAAGTGGTTTAGCAAGAACAGCTGAAACTACTCATATGACAAACTTTGCATTAAGTGCAGATCAGGACTTATTTTATATTGATTCTACTGATACAGATATAAACACATGGCAAACTTCACCTCAGGCTTCGACTGGATTTTTATATGAAACTCCTGACATTGATTTTGGAGAGCCGGGAGTGAGAAAGAAAATACATAAAGTTTATGTAACATATAAAACAGCAGCTAGTGGTAATGTTGTATCAAATGTAATTGTTGATTATGATGTTAATGGAGGTACTACATTTCCATATGATTTCGCTGATGGAACTAACTTTGCAAGCGCTGAATTGGCATATGCTAATGGATGGCAGGTGGCTGTATTAAAACCTGACGTATCATCTGAAGCAAATAATATAAAATCTTTTCAGTTAAGATTTCAAGTTCAGTCTGGTGAAACTGTGCCAGCCGGTTTTGAAATTAATGATATAACAATTGTATATAGAATGAAGCATATTAAGTAATGCCATTATCAAGAGAAGAACGAAAGTTATTACATCAGAAGTCCAAGCAACCAACTCTTGGTGTCGGCAAGCCAGATGATAAAGAAGGATATGACGGTGATATTTCTTTTAGGCAGATAGATGGATCTGGCACTGTTGAATATGTAAAACAATCAAATGAGTGGGTAGCAGTTGCTTCTTCTGGTGAAATGCCAGCAATAAGAATTGTAGGAGGGACTAGAGGAACTGCAGGCGGAGCAGGAATTTCAAGCCATGATGGTTTAGCTGGTTTAGGAGATGATGACCATGAGCAATATTTATTGATTGATGGTTCAAGAGCAATGACAAGTACAATGATAATTGGTTCTGATGCTGATGGAACTGATAGGAGTGTTGTATGGGGTCATTCAACATTGAAGACAATCATGGGTATTGATGACTCATCGGATGCATTTGTTATTAACACTGACGCAGCCTTTGACGTCACACTTGCTAATAACTCATTCTCAATTGATGCATCTCATAATGTTATTATTGCTGGTAATTTGACTATCGCAGGTGGAGATATAACACTAGCAAATGGCTCAACGATAGACAGCAGCGCAAGTGCTGGGACTTTATTACTTACTGAAGATATTGTTAAGTCAAGCGCCGCCCTACAATCTACAACTACTATGACTGTTGGAACTGATTTGACTGTTACTGGCGGCGATATTGTATATGGCAATGGCCAAAATGCTACTAATACAATTACTGCTACTGCTCATAATGCAGCGGGAAAAGCATTAACTATTTCAGCAGGTAATACTACAGCAGGTACAACTAATAATATAGCTGGTGGAGCTCTTACATTTCAAGGTGGACAAGGAAAAGGTTCTGGTGCAGGCGGTGATATTATATTTCAGACTGCTAATGCTGGTAGTTCTGGTAGCACACTAAATTCTCTAGCGACTGCATTAACTATTAGCGATGACCTTACAGGCGCATTTGCAGGAGATTTGACCGTAGGAGATGATTTATCGCTTACGTCAGATAATTCCGTCATTAGTATGGGTGATGGTGGCCCCTTTAATATAACACATTCAGGTGATGGAGCGACTATTGAAGGACTTGGAGCTCTCGTAGTTGACTCTGCTGGATCAACTGTAACAGTTGACGGTCATACAGGAGTAACTTTACAATCAACAAGTTCAGGGGATATTTTGTTAGATTCTGCTGCTGATGTTGTTTTAGATGCTGCGGGTGGAAACTTTGAGTTTAAGGATGCTGGAACAACACAATTAACTATTGATGTAGATGGTACTGCAGGAGATATTGATATAAATCTGAATGTAGATGGTGATGATTTAGTTTTTAATCAGTTTGATGGAACTGAAGTTATGAGAATAACGGATACTGCTCGAGTTGGAATAGGTGATCCTACTCCAGAGTCGTTACTTCATATGAAAGGAGCTGATCCAGTTCTAACTATTCAAGATACTGAAACTGGAGCTGCTTCTGCTGATGCAAGGGTAAGACTTGCTGAGTCTGATGGGTCTGGTGATGTTGAAAACTACTGGGACATACATAACTCAGCTACAAATTTATTATTAACAAGAAGTGATGGCACTGGTAATGTAGTTATTAGAAGTTGTTTTATTGATGACTATGCTGTTAATATAAAGCCTGCGGATTCCACAAACCATATGACGATGGGTTTAGCAGATAAACAGAATAATTATTCTTTGTTAGGTATATATTCAGCTGCTGCCGCTTCTATATCTGGAGTAACTGCTGATACTAGCTTTGATAATTGGTAAGGTAAAATATAATGGGTGATTTTCCAAGATTAGCAAATTATAAAACATACGCACGAGTTCCTCCAGATAGATTAATATCAGGTTTTCTCACAGTTAATATCAGAAATTCTTATGACAACAGTGATAATAAAGACGATACAAATGAAGTATATTATACTAATTGGTCAAGCGGAATGACTCTTCCTACGGGTTCTAAAGAATCTAATCCGTATGGAAATACAACACCTCCCGCCCCTAACAACCTAGATGCAAGTACGCATTTAGCAGCAACAGACCGCACTGATACATATCAATCGTTTGGAGATTTTGATTGTTTCTTATTTTGGGTATCAGGTGGAATGACATTGAGTTCAAGTTTGGTATATGGAACACAGCATGATAATCCATCGGGATACGCAGAATCTGGGACATGGTTTGAATCAATTACTGATCCAAAATGTAACAGTTATATAAGGTCTCAATTAATTGGTCGTTCAAACAATGCCTACGGTCATGGTTCAAATTATTTACAAATGGGAACCAAGACTATAAAAAGTTTAGGAAACTCTATCTCCGATGATTTAAATAACTCAGCATCGTCTTATGGTGAAGATGGATATCACACTGAATATGTAATGAATACATCAACTTATAGTGACCAGCACACTGCTCACAATAATAAATGGGCATTAGATGATGTTGAAAATAATTTATTTTATTCTCCTGTTGAATCAATTCATATAACTGGTTCTCATCGTTTTGCAGTTACTACAAATACTAAAGGTGGAAGTCCTGATTTATATGCTTTAACTCACCACGACTCAACTTTTTATAGTATAGTAGTGGGTATTAATTTTTTTGGATACGATACAACTGCGGGAGCTACAGTTGCTAATAAAATAAGAACTGATTATAATATAAACGTATTTTTTCAACCATTTGGAGAAACCCCTACTTTAGATTTCTCTACGACTGAATGGGCTTCATAATGATAAATAAACGATTAGAACAATAATGAAAAGTTTAGTAAATTAGAGGAAAGCCATGCCAAACGGAAAATCATTATATAGTACATTCGCAGGGGCTTCCGCAGCTGAAGGTAAGGTTCAAGCCGCTGAGACTGCTGTAAAAAGCATTGGTGATTTGATGAAGGGTGAACTTCAAATTATGGATTGGGGTCAAGGACAGGCACAGAAACTTATAGGCACAGTTTCAGAAGGAATAAGTCTTACCAGTACTTTGTTTGGTGGATGGGAAGCTAAGCAAGAATTTGAGACTGCTAAAACTGGTGTGCAGAGTCAAATTGCTAGAGAGTCATATACTGGCGAGGATTATGAATCATTTATTGGAACGACTGAGGGTAAGAAATATCTTGAGTCATTTGCTCCTGAGGAGACTTGGACTTTTAAAGAAGGCACTAAGTATAAATTTGGAGAGGGTAAAGATAGATATTCTTTAGGAAAAGGAACTATCTCAGGTATAGGAGAAGGGGCTAAATACGGTGTAAAAGCTGATTTAAGTATGTATAAAGAAGCAGCTCAAGCTCCTCCCGCTGCTCCATCTGGTCAATTTTATGGTGAGAAAAAGGGATTTGACTTGGGAGATATTACAGGTGAGAAGTCTATCTTTGCAGCTGGTAAAGAAAAGTTATCAAACCTTTTTTCAAAGAAGGCTGTTTCGGGTGCTTATGACCCTACGAATATGAGTGAGGAAGCTCGAAAGATGTATGAATATCAGACGGGATTAGATGCTCCAAAAACAGCCAAGAAAAGTGGCAAAAAAACAGATATGACAGTGGTTTCAGAGGAAGCTGTTCCTTTCGAATCCTCAGTTCTTAACTTCAAATCCCCAGTTCTTAACCCTGACTGGTACAATCCACCCGAGGATGAGTATTAATATGGCTGGCAAATCACTAGCAGATAATCATCTTTCAAGCCTTGCCAGTAAAGGCAGGCATGGAGATACAGATATAGCTCGTACATCTGAGGGTAAACTATGGCATGTTAACCCTGCAGAAAAAGCATTGATTGGTATGATGGGTAAGGAAGGTGAAAAATTAGTGGATGCTGTTGGTTCTGGAACTACTAATCCTGAGACTGGATTGGAAGAACAGTTTGTTGAACCAATGACAGCCCTAGCAATTGGTCAATTTGCTGTACAGGGTTTTAGTCATTTATCTGGTCAATCAGCAGAAAAAGACCAGGCAAGAGTTGAGCAGCAATATATAAATGATGAGTTAGTTGCTTTAGATACACAAGAAAAGGTTCTCCAACAAGGTTACTCTTCAAAAGTTAATGCAAATATGGCTGAGTATGGAATGGGAGTTGATGATTTATCATCGCAGACAGGTATAGCAAGAGAAGATTTGAACGAACAAACTAATAGAGCAATTGAAAAGAGTGGTCTGGTAACTGCTGGTGGAGCGCAGGATAAAAAATCTATAATGTGGGATCGTATTTCAGGTGCATTTGGTAGAGGTAAAAAAAGTTTACTGGCTTCTTTGGGTTCTAAAATGGGAGAAGTCGAAGGATGGTTTGAAAGTCAAAAAGCAAATATAGCAGCTAATAGGGCAAGTCTTATGAAGCAATTAGATTTTGCTAAAAAAAGAGAAGAATCAGGTTGGTTTGGATAAATGGCAGTTGAAGCATATGACGTATTAGCGTCATTTAACAGAATGTTACAATATCAGGAGACTAGAGAAAGCCGTAAGGTTTCAGAGGCTCTTGCCTATATGCAAATCGCTTCACAACAAAGAGCTCAAGATATAACTGTAGCTGGTAAGAATCTAGAAATAATGACTTCAGTAAATCAGCAGTTAATGACTAAGAAGGCTTCTGAATTTATTTATGAGTCAGGTTTGTCTGGTTTGTATGCAAAATATAAAGATGATAAAGATGCTTTAAAGAACGCTCGTGATGAGTTAATAGGAACAGGTGGTTTCTGGGGTACTGATGAATATCAAATAGGATTAGATAAAGATACGGCCAATGATTTAGTTTCTGCATTATGGTCAGCTCAAGAAGCTCAAAACCCTGAAGCGATATTAAAGATAGGTTCTAGCTTAAGTGCATTGGCAGACCCTTCACATAAGAAGACAGCTAAGGAAACAAAGATTGTTAAAGCTCTTGGTAAGCTCGGATACTTTTCAGATGTAAGCGATAAAGGTGTTAGTGAGTCTGTTGGAGACTTCTTGGATATGGATCGTCTTTTAAATAATCAGAATCTTATCTTAAAAGAAACTGAAGAATTTTTAAAGGGTGAATATGAAATACAAGAAATAGATTTATACTCTGATGCCGCTAAAGTACTATCCTCATTGGAATTGGAAGGTGTAACTGAAGAGAAAGATGTCACAGATGTTGATACAACTTTACCTCTTGATGAGCAGCTTACAGAGTTTGGAACTTCAGCTAAGACTAAGCAGGGTGAAATAGAATTAATATCAAAAGCGATTGATGATATGGAAAATCAAGTAAGAGATATAAAGTTTATTCAAGGAGCTGGTAGGGAAATAACGCAACAACAAAAAGATTTTATTGATAGAGAAGACGAGATTAAATCTGAGTTTGAAAAACAAATATCATTACTTAACAGTGATATAGAACAACTTGAAAGAAACCAAAGAACTTTTAAACAGGAATTAAACGAAAGAAAACTCGAATCCTTTATGGATATAAAAAGAGAAGCGACTGGCGGCGCTTACAGTCCATACTCATAAAATATGCCTGACAATCTAACTAAACAGTTCATGGACGACCTGTTGAAGAAACAAAAACAGGGAGTCATGACTCAAGTTCAACCATTGGTGTCTCAAAAAAGAAGTCTTGGAGAGAACCCATCCCTATACGAACAACTATTAGGCGATGTATTGGTTGATCTTGATGTTCCAGATGAGCCTGAAAAAGCATCAGGTGTTCTTCATGGAGTTGGTTCTGCCTTATGGCATTTTGTTGACAGTGCTCTTGTAGGTATTCCGGGTATAGGTGTAAAGGCTGCTACAGGTGAAAAACCATATAGTTTATTAGAAGGTAAAACAGAGGGACTTGCTACTGTTGGTGGTGTTATTGGTGAAGCTGCTGGATTCCTTGTTCCAATTAAATGGGTAGGAATGGGAGTAAGAGCTGGTGTATCTGCAGTCACTAAAGCTGGAACTTCAAATCTTGTAGGAAAGGCTGTCAAAGAAGCTGGTGATGTTGCTGTAAGGTCAGAGATAGGTCTTAGTAGAGAAATAGCTGAGAGAGCAGTCTCTACTGCTTTAAAAGAACCTCAGGTTATGAAGAAATTTATTCTTCCAAAGTATGAATTAAGTTTGGATGAGGTTAGTAAGGTTAAAGATGTTGTAAGAGGATCAATATATGAATCCCTAAAAAGAGAGTTTCCTGACGCAACTGATGATATTTTAAAAACAGTAGGTGATGAAGCTACTAGGGCTCTTACTACAGAAGGTGTACATATAAATAACCTTGGTAGGCTTATAGAAAAAGGTCTGAACGCAAAGTTTGGAGTCGCTGAGAAAAGTAATATAACAAAATATGTTGCAAGAGCAGCTGAGATGGGAACTTCATTTGCTATATATAATCTTATTTATGATGGCGTTCATTCATTGGCTGGTGAAAAGGAATTTGATCCAGTTGCTGATGTTAAAGATGCCTTTATATTTGCCGCCTTTTTACCTGCAGTTGAAATGGTTGGTGGTGGCGGTAAGGTTCACATAAGAAAGACTGCCACGAATCTTAGAAAGACCTTGAATAACATAACAAAAGGATCATCTAATAATTATAAAGGTCTAAACGAGGAACAGGTTAATGGTCTATTAAAGATTATATCAAGAGATAATTATTTAAAGGATACAATAATTGGCAAGGAAGCTGGCAACTGGGCTTATAAGAATTTACCAAGAGAAGAAGCTGTCGATGCATTAAAGAGAGTTGTCGGTTTGGTTGATGTACCAACTGTATGGAAAGACTTTTATAAATATGCTGGTGAGGACTTTATTGCTTCATTAGGTAGAATGACTCTTGGTGCTCTTTATTTTAATATGCACACCATAATGGATACCAATCTTTTAAAAGCTTTACCACCTGAAGAAATAATGGCTCATCTACTGGTCGGAGCATGGTTTACTAAGTTAAAGAAACCACTATTTATTGAGAAGCATCCTCATTTAAACAAGTTTGAAGAAAGATCACTGGCTTTACAGTATCTTGGAATGAATCCCGAAAATATATCTCATTACGCTAAAGCATTTGATAATCAGATGCACTTAGGAGCTGCTTTTTCTGGTTTGTTGGCTAACCCTGTTGTTAACAGGATAGAAAATATATTTAGCAGTGAAGAACTTAGGAAACAACAGGAAGGCGGGCAATGGGGAGAACCGGTAGGTTTAAAAGAAAACATACCAACAAGATTAAACTTGGTTAGATGGGCTCATAATTTGTATGAATACTCTGCATTGTCAAGGAATATTGATGAACCTAATTTACTTGAACGTGTAATCAAACTTGACAATCTTACTGTTACTCAACTGGAAGAAATACAATCCAAGCTTGAGTCAATTGAGATAAAAGAAGGTGTGAAATTATCTGAAGATAACTTCCATGACTTTGCAACGGAAGCTCAAAAGGGAGCATTGGAAGGCACTGGTAAATTATATGCTGAATTAATGGTTAGGATAGCAAAAAGGATTGGGCTGGAAACAGATCATGAGTTGGGTAATGAAATTGATATAGACACCCCAATTAGAATGGCGAGACTACCTGATATATCACAATATATTGGCAATGCTGAATATCAAGAGATTATATTAGCTCATAGAATTAGAGATACTCTTGATGAACAGACAAATCTTATTCAAACAATTAAGCAAACTCCCGGTGAGGAATTAAAAGTAAGTGATATAGATAATTCACCAGAATTAAAACATGACATCAAGAAGGAAATTGATGCTGTGATGGATAGACTTAGGGTGGAGAACTATGGTACAAATTATCCTGAGAATATTGACCCGATAGAAAATTCATTCTTGTTGGCTTTGAGTTCTTATAGACAGACCAGCAATAGAGAAGCAATGTTTAATATGGTTGATGGTAAGCTTGATAATCTTAGTGATAAGCAAAAGATTTTATGGGAAATTTTAGATGTAAACTTTGGTGAATCCGTTCCTAAAAATTTAATGAATCTTGTTGGCACGATTGATCTCAAAAAGCCTAAGGATACGAAGGATGACGAGTGGGATAAGATAATTGATAATCGTATAGAGTTATCAAGAAAAATAACTTACCTAGCTAAGATGTGGGGCGAGGGAAAAGTTACAGGTGACTTGAAGATGATGGATAAGGCTGGTCGTGTTGAATATGAAGAAGCTAAAGACATTGTTGGACAGTTTGAGAAGGAAGGTTTCGTCTTAGATAGAGATACCACAGAGATACAACGTAGGTATTTCTATTCAAGAATAATGTCATCACCTAATATTACATCAAAGCACCTGACGATGATTGATGGGTTAATGGCTCATGAAGTGGGCAGAGTAGAGAAAGAAAATGGTAGAAATGTTTTAAAGATTTGGAATGTAGAATCTGTGAGAGCTGCATTAACTGATTTATATGGTGGCACTGATAATCAACATGAAATTGAACCTCTTGTAAAGAAATATAAAGATGTTTATGATTCATTGCATGCTGTCAAGGGTAAGTTTGTAGATGTTCAAGATGGTATACCGTTAAAACAAGTTGAAAACTTACCTCTTGCGATAGAAGATGCTTGGATGGTATCATCACATTTTGATAAGCAGGTTCTTGTTCATTATGAAGATGCAAAGAAATCTGTTGATATGAGCCTTGGGTTTTTAGACAGTGTTGATGGTTTATTTGAAAGTTTATATGATAAAAATGAGTTGGGTGAGAGAACAACAATAAAATCTATTGATAACGCAGAACAATCTGATGCTATAGTAGCAAGAGTTGAAGGTATTATAGAAAAATATAAAAACGATCCACTTGTTGGTGAAGAAAATATTAAACCACTAGAGCTTTTAATTAAAAGGGTAATAGATGGAGAGACCCTTGAAAAGGTAATGGCTGGTGTAGATAGTGCAGCTAAGGTAATTGAAAAAACTTTGGCTGATTCCCGAGGTGAAAGTTTGGCTTTAGATTCTGTGTTGGAGACTATAAGATTTGATTTGATGAATTATTCTTCTGATAGGATAATGGGTAAAAGAAGACTTGATAGGTTAACCGCTAGACTTACTGAAATATTAAGAACTGAATTGAATGTTGATGTCCCAGAAGATTTATCACTACGAGAGATTGCTGGTAAGTTTGCCGATGCAGGCAATTTAAGAAAACTGGTAGATCATATGGACGTGAGCGTAAGAAATTGGCGTAAGGGCATTGACGAGGAATCATACTTTGAACAGGAAGCTAAGATAGCTGAACAGTGGAATGATTATTCTACCAACAATATGCCACATATGCCTGATGTATCACCTGCCACTATATCTCAGAGGTATGGTAGGTATAATGAGTGGTTAAAAGGTAAGGAATGGCAGAATTTATTAACTGAGTTGGATGAGAGAAGGGGTCTTTTTCTACAAAATCCCACGCCTAAAGGTGAAAAGGCATTGAAAGCAAATAGGAATAGAATTAGAGAAGAAATAAGAAATGCAATATACGCTAAGCATATGCAACTTGGTGAAGATATAGAGTATGGCACTAAATATGAAAAACTTCCAGATCATATTAAGAAAGAGATAGATGACTTTAACAAATATACATGGCCTGCTTTAATGGCAATATCAATAGGTAGAGTCAGTGTACCAAGTGCATCACTGTCATATGATAAGAATGGAAAACCAATATTAGAGATAGGGAGATCAAATGCTGGGACAGGTCTTACCAGTGAGATTATAGAAGAGCTAAGAGGTGAAGGTGTTTCAGTTGTTACTCTTGATATGACTGGTGTTTATAGAGGAAGAAAGACTAATGTTAATACAATAGAGGATATTGATAATGTAATTGAACAGGCTAAACCTCAAGACAGTATAAGTAAGAACCTAACTGATGTATTTAGACTCGAAGACGCTCAGGAAAGACAGGAAGCGACTACTCAGAGTGAGGTTGAAGTATTCTCAAAACCTGTAAGAGTTCCAGTTAGTTATAATACTTCTCTAATTGTAGGTATTGGTGAGCTTACTGATGGAAGATTAAATAAATGGTTTGATTCGTGGTATAATGATAAGGTGTCATTCTTGGATAGCATTGCAGCTGATAGGAACAGAACGAATGTTGATAGAGAAAAAGCTAGGATGGCTTCTAGGCATATAAAAGTTATATATGGTGACTTTGGAGGTGAGAGAGCCCCTACATCGTCTGACGTTAAACAAATGGTAAGAGCTGTTTATTGGGATAAAGTTTCCAATACAATGGTCAACGATATGTTGGCTTCAGCGGCAAACTCTGGTGAGTTAAACAATCAAGCAGCTTCACTGTTTAAGTATGTAACATTAGCGGAAGGCACTGGAGCTAAGACAAGAGCTTCGGAACAGTTTTATAAAGAAATGAAAGAGGACGCTGTCTTTAGTCTTAATGGCGAACAAATTGCTGCTATTGATGCATACTTAAAAGAAGGAGCATTTAATATTGTTGGTCTTGGAGATGAGTTGTCTGGATCAGGCTTAAACGCAAAATTTTTAGCAAAAAGAAAGCTTGATCAATTAAAAGGACAGAATATACCCGGTAGGGCTGATCAAGAAGCTGCCTTAGATAAACTATTAGCAAGTATAGACAGCTCTGCTTCCAATGCTCAGTCTTATATGGGTACAAATGCTGCTCACTTAATATATTTACCAAAGGGTAGAAGACTAGATGATTTTGAGATGCCATTCGGAACCGCAGGAGCCAAACCTTACGGATGGTTTAATGAACCCGGTGAAAGTATTCTTTTAAAGTCAAACTTTGTATATAATAGAAAAATAGCAGAGACACTTGACGACTTAGGAATAGATATATTAACAACTCAGTCAGCTGCTAAAGCTTTTAATGCTGATTTTGTTGAAGTTACTGAGAAAATGATAAAGGATAACAATATTAATACAATGGAAGGCGCTGTCAAGTTGGCTCTTCAAAATGTAACTGGATTTAATAAGGGTCGTATGAAACTCGAGAATATATTCTTGGGTAAGGTTGAGGATAGAAAAGCATTAACAAGCGTAACCTATGGCCTCACTGATTTTCTACCAACCTTGGGTTATAAATCTTTCATGAATGACTATGTTGGTTATGAAAACAGAATTACACAAGAGTTAGGTAAACTGGCAAGTCTTCATATTGGTCAAGGTAGAATTGCTACTGCAGATTATTTAATGAGGGTTCTAAGAGATGAAAATGCTTTGTTTGAAGAGTCTTCAAATGGTCTTATATCAGCGTACTTAGAGGTAGGAGCTGACCCATCTTCTATTTTAATGAGAGAATCAATAAGAAGAATAGCTGTAAGAAATATTGTAAATAGTTTAAGAAAGCCAAAGGTAGATGGAGCTTCTCATTCTATCTTAGTTCCTTTTTTAGAGGGATCAATACCAGTTTATAAGGACGGCAGACAGACGATTATAGGTGGCAAGAAGCTATCTCACTTTGACGGCATGGCTGAGATAAAAGATTTTAGAAAGGTTCAATATGTTGTCGAGGTTTCATTACCAACAATGGTGTCAAGGGATAACGTAAGACGCGATGTACAGATTGGTAGAGACAAGGATGGCAAGTGGATTGTTCAAGACCCATTGGATACGTTAACTGCGAAAGAACTAGACTCTCAAATTAAGAGGATCGAATCACTTGAAAGAAGTATAAAGGGAAGAAAAAGACTGAGATATATGCATGAAAGACTTAAGCGTTTTAATGAAAGCCAAGATTCTAAAGATATGGATTCAAAATTTTATCTTCATTCTCTAAGTCTAAGGATGCCTAACCTTGGTGGTGATGTGGCTGTTCATAAGGTTGAGGGATTTTATGATAGAGCTGAGGGTAATGTAGTGGGTGTTAATATACATGATATAGCACAAACTCATCAGGCAGACTTTGATGTTGATCCTGTGTTCAGTTATAATGTTAAGCCAACAGAAGTAGCCAATGATATATTTAAATTCGCAGGTCATTCAATTGATGCTTATGTATATGAATCAGAAGGCCCCGTTATAAATCCATTTGGCACTACGAACTCTGAACTTGGCAGGGCTGGAAGTGCATACCCCAAGGGTGATAGTATAAACAAACATATACAATTAAATATGCAAGCCAAGGATAGTTTTGGTAGAATAAAAAGATTGTCATCGTCTTTATCTGCCATACTGAGAGCTGGAAAAGATGAGATTAACTTTGGTGCTGATGTATCAATGATTGATATTGCGGGTACTGAAGGAAGATTAAGACTTGGTGGATTCCTACAAAGATATAAGAATGTATTACAAAGCCTTATAGACAGTGTAAAGAAACCTAACTTTGCATCTCAGGCAAGTCATAGAGATTTAATGAAGTTTATATTGTTCGATGGTAAGCTAGAGGGTGATGAAAAATTAAGGGCTGATCTAGGTAAATATGGTGAGGAAGGATATGAACAGTTCTTCAGAATAAAAGGTGAAAAAACTGGGTACGAAAAGGATGTCCTAGAAGATATAGTAATGGAAAGTCTTACGAAATTGTCACAGTCACAGAGGTTTCTTACAGATGTATTTGACACAGGAGGAAGAAGACCACCAGAGGCCAATGAAATTGCTTATATGAGAAGTAGTTTACACAGGTTCACTACTAATCCTAATCTTGAAATTTATCATAGTTTGTTGAGTAGGTACAGTGGTCGTAAAAAACAGAAAGAATTGGTAACAGCTCTAAATAAATTATACTTTCTTTCTAGTGAAGGTGACGATTTTAGAGAATGGCAACACTTAAAAAAGAATTATAGAAAGGTTCGTAAGGGTGAGCCAGCCAAATCAATAGTTTATATAAAGAATCCTCAGACTATAAAGGATAGTAATGTTGGCAATTATATTGTCAGTAGGTTTGGTCAGTCAGATTCAGACCTTCGTGGATATAGCAGATCAATAGAGAGAGGAAAAGCAAAACTATCTGCTCGTAAGGTTAGTGATATATTAGATGAAATAGATGTAATATCATCTCTCAGTGATTCAAAAACTCATGAAAAGATAAGGGATATGATAGAAGAAAATGATAACATTGTAACAAGACAGTTATCAGAATATGTGTTGAAAGATATAAGCAAATTATCTACAGTTAATGATCGTGTCATAGAAGATTATTCATTACTGTTTCACAGTTTAAGAGAGGAAAAGGGTTCCATACAGAGATATATATCTAAGGCAGGTAGACATCAAAGTAATTCAATTACAAGAGCAAGAAGAAAGCTGATGCATATTGATGCTCTTTTAGATTATTTAACACAAAAAGAATCAGATTTAGTTCAACATATAAAGGGAAAACCTGCTGACGAAAAGAATCCATTGACAAAACATTTTGATATAAGGACAAAGAATACAAAAAAGAAGAAGGGATATGTAAAATTCGACAATCCATACCCTAAAGGTAGAGCCTTTGTTTATAGAAGATTTAGAGATAGAAATGGTAGGCTAAAGTTTATCAGAAAAGGATATATAGAGCCTTTAGGTTCTTTTCGTTTTGAGGCTGGTCATGAATATGTTATTTTAAGAAATCCTATTAGAAATTCAGCTTGGAGCAACGAATCATCCATTGATGCATATGCTATGCTTGAGGTTGTTGGTGATTTACAGGTAGAACATATATTACCTCACTCACCTGAGGCCACAAAAAATAAATTCGTTGCGGAAAGTGAACAGTTGAAACATAATCTTGGTAGCTTAGCCAGTCAAGTATATAAATTAGCTGAAAGAAACCCTCATCAGGTAGAAAATTGGCAGTTTGAGAGGTTGATGGAAGATTCTTTAGTAGATGACTTTATGAAAAGATGGCTTCGTAGTGCTGATAACCAATGGGGTGAACAAGATCGTGATATTACTTATAATGAGACAATGTCTAGTTTAGTTAGATATTTAATTAAGCCTGAGCCTGTGTTTAGAGCTGCTTTTATAGCTAATACCAATCTAAAGATGCCTGCATATAGAATTAACAAAAGGTTAACAAACGCAGTTTCAAGGTGGATGCTAAGAGAGATGCATAGCGAGGAGTTTGAAAGTATATTTGGTAGCTATGGCAGAGTATATAGAAGGAAGATGGATAATGTTATTCCAGACGAGTTCGCAGAGCTTTGGCAGAGTAGGTTATATTTTAATGACAACTATTGGCTTCGTGAAAAGAGTCCTGTATTTGAGCTTGCTTTTGAAAAGGGATGGTTATATATGCCAGCAATGCAACATCATCTTAGGCATGAGCTATCTAGGTACCATGATAGAGCTAGAACAAAGATGGATGCTAGTGGAGAGATGGATGTAATAATGCAGTATGGTACTTACAATGATATATTAAATGACATGAAATATTATAGGGATTCGAGAAATTATATGAGTTCAGAAGATAAAAGCCCTTGGGAGTGTGGATAATGGCTACAAGATGTGCACCACCTAAACAAGGAGAAGAGTTCACAACATTTAATTTGAATAAGTTGCGCCAATTATTTGATGGTAAAAGAATTAAAGATGTGGATGGTAAGGAACGTTTTATAGGTGAAGCTATAACAAAACATTATGGATTTTCTGACGCTGAGGGTAGGAAGATGTTTGAAGAAATAGTATGGCGTGGTACATATAAACCAGCCATTGATTCTTTCACTGGATTTAAAGAAGCTGATTTTAGAAGGGTTGCTAATGAAATTCAGAGAGAAGCAAAGAATCTTAATAACCCCAAGCTAAATGTTCTAGAAAGATTTGCATTTGTTAAGAGAGGTGTGATGTCCAAGTGGGCTATAACAAATTGGATGAATAGAGAACTAAACAATGCTACTAACTACGAACAAACGCAGTTCTCACATTATTTAAGCGCTCATATTGATTTGTCAAAGTATTTAAGAACTGAGATATTAAAAAGAACCGGTAGGTCTAGGCTTATACCCGGCATTAAGGAAGTCAGGGACTTAGAGAAGTTAGAGAACAGATTGTTAACTGAATTACATAACCCAAAGTCAGATGCTCAAATTAAAAAGGTAAATGATATAAGGCAAGAAATTATTAAGGTGTTCGAGTCTGAAGGTGGTCAGGTTTTGGAAGAACTGAGAAGATACTTAGAGACTACTCCAACAAAAATAGGTACAGATAAATTTGGCAATGATATTCATCAAGTAATAGATGATATGACTGGTAAGGAATTTAGTTATAATGTTAGAAGAGCTGGCGAATTATCTAGAGGAGTATTAGAACGTATGGGTACTGTTTTAATTAGAGGCCTTGAACAACACAAAACTGTTATTAGACAATCTTATCTAAATGATAAAAGTAATAAAGCTTTATTAACAAGAACAGGTAAACTTGTAAAAAGATATGAAGAAAAAATAAATGATGAAGTTAAAAATATAGTTGATGGACTTAAGAAGGGAAATTATTTCCCACACTACTTACTTGAATCGTTTGTTAAAATAGAAGGTATAATGAATAGAGCTGAGAAGGATGGGTATAAAAATCCAGAGAAAGATTTTAAAGAATTAGAATCTGTGTTCTCTAATATGAGGAGCAAGCTTGGTGAGCCACTATCTGCTAGGTTTAGGAGAGGAGTTCCTTTTGAAAATTATATGAAGAATCCTTTAAGTGTACTAAGAAAGTATTCAATGGATGCTATTGCTTTTAACAAATCAAATTATATAAGAAGTGTTTACATGGATGGTATACAAAAGCTGCCAAAAGATTCCAGAGTAGCTGAAGGGTTAAGAGATTATTTGGATGACATGTTTACTGTGGCAGAAAAAGGCTATCAAGATAGACCTGTTTGGGTGAATAAAACTGTAAGAGCTTTAACGGGATTTGAGTTTCTTAGTAAGATAGGATTTGGAGTTGGAACTGCTGCGAGGAATACATTTTCTGGTTTCTATTTTTTACAGGGAGCAGGTAACAATTCATTTATAAGTTATTTAAGAGACTGGAGTTCAGAGGGAAATAGAAATATTAGAAAAATTGTAAGTGAGATTGAAGAAGAACAAGGATTTAAGTTTGCCGACATGTCTGCTCCAATATATACTGAAGGTTTTTTACCAACTGAGGGTGTTAAGGTAAGAGATATTGACTTACGACCCGACGCTGATGGTAATGTAGTTTTACAATGGAAGGATGGTAAAGTATGGAGAGCATTCGATTCTGCTTTAACCTCTGCTGCAGGTAAGGGTGCAATATTTCAGAAGATTACAGAAAACTTTTTAAGAAAACATATGTGGAGGTACTCATTAATGACTAAGATTAATGAGATGATGGAAGGCGGTTTGAGTGAGTCAGAGGCTATAAAAATAGCAAAACCATATGCTCTTGATATAGTTAATAAATATGCATTTGCATATGCCCCACATCAAAAGGCTCCCATAATAGGTGGAACTGCAAAACCTATGGGTTCATTCGGTCAGATAGCTTTTCAATTCATGCACTTTCCAATGTCATTCTTACAGTTACAGTCTGAAATATTAAGGAAGTCAAAAGATGCAGCAATAGCAAAACAGTGGGATAGTCCTGATATGTATGTACCATTAAAGTTTGCTGGTTTATATTTCTTTACACATATGATGAGTGGGGTAGCTAATCTAGACTTTCATAGGTTAATGGAGAATGATACTGTTGAAAGAATAAAAGATTTAAAAGGATTCATGGAAGGCAAAGAAGATATAAAGGGTAGAGGATACATAGGTCCCGCTGTCGGTGATCTATTTTTCTTAGCTACAATGTATGATTTTATAAAGATGCCTGATACTAGGTTAAAGGATTTAATTGTAGGATATAATGATGCTTATGCATTAACAGATGAACAGAAGCAACAAAGATTACTATCTACATTAAATGTTCAGCTATCAAAGATAGTTTTAAGAGATGCCAAAGCTCTGCAAAATGGTACTGGATGGAATGTTTTAATGCATGAGTTTGGGTTGTATCCAAGAGCGTGGACAAGAGAACTTAGAAAAGGCCCAATTCTTAAACCATTTTTCCCTGAGCAACAGAAGAACGGTAGAAAGAAAGAGAAGACTCCAGCTCAGTTGCAGGCAGAGGTGAATGCTCAGAAAGAAAAAGAATTGACAAAATTATACAGGGCAATGGGTGTATGACGAAAGGACTCGTTGTATAAAATACCCACCACCCTGTTAATAACTAAAGTATATTCCAAGATTAATTTTTTCAAATAGAGTTATTCTAAACTCAAAACTATTCACATCGTGATGTCTTTCGAGAAATATTGAAATTGGGAACAGTCTTATATTGATTACAGAAGTATCTAAGATACTGTTTTTCATATCACAAATTAAAATACCAACTAGTTCATTACCTAACTTAAACATTTTTATTCCCTTCTTGTTGATTAATGAATCCATAGACTGCTATTAGTATAGCATCTGCATTGTATAACGTAACTTTTTTATCTGTGTATTGTGTTGCTATTTCTTTTAATTTGTTTTTTCTATCTTTTTTTTCTTTAGGTAGTTTCATCTTAAACTTATCTTTATAATATTTCATCCATGTTTGTGGCGTAACAAGTACAGTTTTAATATCAAAGGCTGCCAGTATTCCTAACCATTCTCCATAGTTAACTCCAAATGTAAAGGCTGCTCTTGTTGCATTAGATGGTCTTGCCCATACTCTTTCTACATATGCAACAACATTTTCATTACTAACAGACTTTATTATATCAGCCATTTCTTTAGAGTTGCTTGGGCATTTAATAACCTTATCTATTCCACCAGACCAGATTGCTACTGCTCCACTTCTTCCGGGATCTATACCTATAATCATTTTTAACGAAAATCCTTTCTTATCGGAATGTTCATATCAAAAACTTAATTCATAACTCAATTTAGAAAATATGTAATTTTTTATCCAATTATTTATCTTTACAATAAAAGCACTGTTTAATATTTTTTCC